TCATCTGTGCTATCAGCCGATCGCCATGTCGTCGGTGTCCTCGCCGGCATTGCTGTCGAGGGCGGCGGCGGACGGCGGCACGCTGCTGATCGACGAGGCAGACAGGACGCTGCGCAAGGACAGCCCCTACACCGCCGACCTGCTCGCCATCAGCAACAGTGGGTACAAGGACGGTGGTGCGCGTCCCACGTTGGAGCCGACCAAGGGCGGGGGCTGGGAGCGTGTGGACCTGTCCACATGGTGCCCCGTCGCCTATGCGGGCAACAACCCGGAACTTCCAGACGACACGTATTCCCGTTGCATCACCGTGTTCCTCTACCCATCCGACGACGTGGCGGACACCGACTGGGATCTTATCCGCAACGGTGATCCCGACACCACGCCGCCCACGCCGCCAGACGCGGACTACCTCGCACTGTCCGACGCGATACAGGAGTGGGAACGGACATGCACGCCCATGCTCCGCCACCGGCCACGCCTCGACCCCAGCATCAAGGGCCGCGCACGCGAGAAGTGGCAGCCCCTCGCCCGCGTCGCCGCCACCCTCGCCGACCTCACAACCGACGACGGGGAGCACATCAGCTGGCTGGACACGATCACGCGCATGGCGTTGGACGACGTGCGCCAGCAGGCCGACGACGCCGCGCTGGGACTGCGCAACAACTCGCCCCACACCGCCATCGTCACCGACATCGCCAGACTATGGGCCGCGCAATGGCCGGAACGCGAGTTCATCGGCAGCACCCACATGTGCTCCTCACTCGCCGCCAGCAACCCCGAAAGCTGGGGATCGTCCAGCAGCTTCGGCACGCCCATCACACCACGCCGCCTCGCCACGATGCTCAAGAAGGTCGGTGTGGACGCGACAAGGGACCGCAAACAGACCCAGCGAGGCTACTACTTCTCCGCGTTTCGACAGGCATGGGACACCCTGCACGTCTGGGAATCCCTCGCCAAGGAGGGCATAAACCCGCCGAACCCGATAGACGGTTCAGACGCTTTAGACACTATAGACACTTCTAGGAAAGGGTACGAGGATGAACCACTCGATTTCTAAAGGACAGACCACTCACGTCACTGTGACGGCTCACATGGTGACCGCCGACCTCGTTGACGGCACCACGGTGACCGCGCTCTGCGGCGAGCAGGTCAAGGTGAACACCAAACAGACCAACGAGGCGACATCTTCCGGCGACTATGTGGTCTGCGCGCTTTGTGAGCTCGCATGGGAATTGCGGGATGTGCAGCCGCCCGCACCGGAGCAAGGTTCGTTGTTTTGAGAGGAGAACACATGGATATCGAGACGGCAAACCAACTTGCCTCCGCCTATCGGCGGATGGCCGAGGGGGCCAAGTACAGGCCCGAGGCTCCCAGTGATGGCTTCGGTCATATCGTCGGGCCGTTGAATCTGAAGCGTGAGGAGGCGGACTTCGCATTCCGGTTCGCCCGTGAGGAGGACAGGGGACGGTTCGACGTCGGTTACCCGGGCTTCTCGGCACGCCCCGCACTCGTGTTCCTCGTGGAGGCGGCACGCACATTATGCGGCTGCGACTACGAGGTAGCGGCCCGACTCGCTCGCATGGCAGCACGCGACCTCGACAAGCTCGCCCGCGATCACCCGAAGACATGGTGATCGACATGACGCCATCGACCAATGAACCATCAGATCAGAACTTGTCTTCGCCATCCGACGAGGACGAAGAAAGCCTCGGAGGAACCATCTCCGAGGCCAATACAACCCATCTATATAAGGAGACCGATCCAAATGAACGACCAGCCAAATAACAATTATACCGATTCCGCATTGCTTTCGCTTGTGCCGGGCCATGACCTGACCGTGTTGACGGAGGCCCTACGATTCCCGGACGGCTATCAGATGTCCACTTCCGTGATTCATGGGGGCCGCGGCCAACTGACATACGAACTAGGTGTGGTCCATGCGACCGACGAGCCGGACGGCATCGACTTCGACGCGCCAATCGTGCGGGGTACCGCCGACGACGTGCAGACAGCCGTACACGCCCTGCTCGCCACGTTGAAGGTCAGGGACAGGGCCTACGAAGACCAAGACCAGCAGGAGGAACCGACACCATGGCGCTCACGCTACGACGGCATCGAACGGCCGCACCTCGTGATGAAGCACACGCCCGGCTGGGGTTGCGAGGACGTGAGCATGAACGATTCCGAGGTCGTGCACCAGCTGTTTCGCAGCGATTATGATCCGCTGGGATTGTCCTTCACGGTGTTCGAGAACGACGGATATCCGGTTTCCATCAGCTTCGGTGGCGAGATCGACTGGACGGTTGACACACCCGGCGAGCTGTTGAAGCTCGGTGACAAGACCAACGAGCTGGCCCGCTGGCTCGATGACTGTGCAACCGTCACCGCATGGTGCCGCGAGCACGACACGACCGAGGCGGCGGATCATGACTGAGGCTGTCATCTCTTCGCTACTGCTTGGTGCTGTCGCGCTAGGACCATTCGTCGGCGGCATGTGCATGGAGTTCATCATCGCTCGTTTCAACGGAAGGAATCACAGTGAAAAACGATGATCTGAAGAACGTGGAGGAGTTCGGGTCGGATCCCGACTTCGCCCGCGAAACAATCCAAAAAGATATGGAAGCCGGCATGGTGCTCGCCTCATCGTACGCGGTGGGCCTGCTCGAACAGGCCGCGAACGCGATAGTGGACGGCCGGAAGAGCATCACGCTCACGTTCGCCGGAGCGCCATACGAACAGCAGACCGTCTTCCATCTGGTCAACGGCCTGGTCTCCATCGCGCAGACGATCCACGCGGCGGTCCCGAACAGCGTCGAGGACGTCAAAAAGGCGTGTGAACGCATGAACATCCACAAGGAGGAGCAATGAAATTCAGCAGGTTATTCAGGCGTAAGGCGGCATCCGCCCCGGCGCATACCGGTGGCGTGGCGTGGCCCGTGTCACGACCGCCGCTCGCGTTGACGCCCGCACTGGATCCCGAGCTGATCCTCGCGTCCCAGCCCGCGCTGAGAAAGGTCACGTCGTTCGTCGCCCGCAACGTGGCGAGGGTCCCCCTGGCCGCCTATGACATGACCGGCATGGAGCGCACGCCGCTCGCGTCGGGTCCGCTCGCCACGCTGGTCGCCCATCCGGAACCGTACCGATCGCGGTACCGTTTCTGGTACGACCTCGTGAGCGATTGGCTGTTGTACGACCGGTTCGCCGCCGTGCTGCTCGACGGGGGCACGCCCCGGCTGGTCCGGCTTCCACCACGCGACTGGTCGTTCCACATCCTCGACGGCACGTCGGATACCGTGGACGGGATCGTGGCGGCCGGACACCCGGATTCACGGCCCATGCCGCTGGCCGGAGTGTACTGGGACCGCGGATACGGGGCAGCCCAGGGCATTAGCCCGATACGCACGTTATCGCAGACGTTGCAGGAATATACGGAGTCCGTCAAATGGCGTCGGAGCCTGTGGCGCAAGGCGGGTCGCATCCCCGGCATCTGGACGCATGACATGAGCATGGAGCAGCCGCTGACCGGCGAGGCGAAGGCGCGGCTCGAGGCCGACCTCAGCAACTATGTCGACGGTGGCGGCATGGAGGGCAAGAGCCCGCTGCTGGAGAACAGCATCAACTGGCAGAAGATCGACGCTTTCAGCCCGAAGGACGCTCAGGAGGTCGAGGGACGCACTTTGACCGACATCGAGGTGGCGTCCGCCTACCATGTGCCGCCCGAGATGGTGGGTGCGCGGCAGGCCAACTACGGCAGCACTCAGGCGTTCCGCAGCATGCTGTACCGTGAGACGCTCGGACCGGTGTTCTCAATGTTGGAGGACGACTTCAACGCGCAGTTGACGGACCGCTACTGGCCCGGCTGTCACGTCGAGTTCAACATCGAAACCGCCCTGCGCGGCAGCTTCGAGGAGGACGCCGTGGTCACCAGCCAGGCGGTAGGCGGACCGTGGATGAGCGTCAACGAGGCTCGCGACGCGCACGCCATGCCATCGGCTGGACCGCAATACGACGACATCATCACGCCGCTCAACACGGTGCGCGGCGGCGGCACGCAGGCCAGCCCGCACGACAGCGGAACGCAGAACAGAGTATAGGAAAACACCCGACGCGGTGGTAGAATAGGGGTAGTCCTATCCCGCCGCCGCGTCGGGGCCGCGTTCACCACGCCGCCGAACCGCACGCCGCCCATCACGGGAAGCATCCACACGGGACGCCGCGCAGTGAACGCGCCGCGAATCCATCACCGTGGAAACACATCACATCATCATCTAGGACGATCATGGAAATTAAATACAAATCACTGTCCATAGGACATCTCGCAACGCCCGGCAACCGGAACGCGCCCGACGATCTTTCGGACGGGGAGTTCATTGGTTACGCCAGCACGTTCGACCGGACGCCGGACGCCCAGGGTGACGTCGTGGCACCCACCGCGTTCACGCGCACCATCGCCGAACACCAGGCCGACGACCTGCCCATTGCCGTCGTGTACGGGCATGACATGGACGATCCCTACGCAAACGTGGGCACCGTCACCGCAACCGCCATCGACTCCAAGGGCCTGCGCATACGCGGCCACCTCGACGTAGCCGACAACCCCAAGGCCCGACAGGTGTACAACCTGCTGAAAAGCCGTCGACTGCGCGAGCTGAGCATCGGTTACACGGTACGCGACCAGGGCATCGTCACACTGCCCGACGGACGCAAAGCCAACGAACTGAGGGACATCGACCTCAAGGAGATCAGCGTCGTGCCGCTGGCCGCCAACCCCCACGCCACCATCTCGGGCGTCAAGGCCCAACACATCATCAGCATGAACATATCCAACCAAGGAGCAGCATTGACCACCACCGAACAACTCGACAAGACCGTCGAGGAAATGAAAAGCATCAACGACGCCGCCGCCGCCGAGAAACGCGACCTGACCGGCGAGGAGAACAAACGCATCGTAGAACTGGGCGCCAAGGCCGACCGTCTGCGAGGCGACATCGACGTGGCGGGAAAGGCCGCCGACACGCTGCGCAAACAGTTCCCCTCGACCAACTCCCACAGCTACGACTGGGAAGACAACAAGGCATCCAGCACACCAACCCAGCTCGCCAAAGGCTTCATTAACTTCGGTGAATACGGCAAATCTATTCCAAAATCCCTGCGCGAATACGCCTCCACCTACCACAGCAAAGCACTGCTACCCGCGGGACAGACCATCGTCCAGGTGCCCATCGTCAACAGCATGCCCATCGCAGGTGACCAAGGCGCGGAAATACCACCCCGACTCGTGAACCATCTCATCACCGTGACACGCCCGGCATCCGTCTACGACGTACTCACCGAAACTACGCCTGCCACCCCAGGAGCCGCGTCCGTCGTAGCAGACGGCGATGAGAAGCCAATCCGCAAACTGGGACTGTCCCGCGTCGAACAACGCTTGAAGGTCGTCGCCGTCCTCACCGAACCGCTCAACCGATACATTCTCGAAGACTGGCCAAACCTCGACGCATGGCTCGGCCAACGACTCCCACAGTTCATCATGGACGCACTCGAAAGCGAGATACTCACCGGCGACGGAACCGGCGAACACTTCACCGGACTCGCACACGTCACCGGCGTGAAGACACAGGCATACACAACCAGCGCATTCAACACCGTCGCCGCAGGCCTGAACCAACTCGAAAGCATCGGCGTCGCACCATCAATGATCGTGCTCTCAGCATCCGACTGGCTCGCCATCGAAACCGCAACCAACAGCCAAAACGTTGCATACATGACGAACTACATCAACCCAGCGTCACGCACACTGTTCGGTGTGCAGATCGTCGTCGCGCCATCGCTTTCCGCAGGCAACGGCTGGATAATCGGACAGAACGCGCTCGAACTGTCAACAGACGGCCAGCAACGCATCGAATGGGACAACACCAGCGGATTCACACGCAACGAAATCCAAGCACGAGCCGAAGGCCGCTACAACCTCGACGTGCTCAAACCACACGCCCTCGTCAACCTCACCCTGACCGGAAAGTAAACCAACCACAACAATCAGAACCGTCAACGCCCCTACCATCGACCAAAGCAACCCGCGGCCGAGGGTAGGGGCGTCTCGCAATTTATTTTCGGCGGCCGCACCCGCGCGCGCCGAGGTCGAATTTTTCGCGTCTCAGGTTTTTAATTTCTTTTTCACGTTTTCACAGGCCGGGAAGGCTCCAATTCCGGGGTTTACGGTCTGAAAAACCTCGTTTTTAGGTGGTAGGCACCTGCCGCCGATCCGCATCCCCCGCGCCCGCGCGAGACGAAACCGCTAAGCCTGTAATTTTGGATCTACTCCTATGAGAAGTAATTCCCCGCGCCCGCGCGAGACGAAACACCGTTGACTTCATCAGGTGAAGTCAACGACCTGGGCACGCTCAGTGACGTAGAGTGACGTCCAGTGAGTGACACTGACTGTGTATTTTGGGGCCATTAACGGGCCACATTTATTAGCAAAAATATGCATTTATAGTATATATGGTAGGTCCCCGACTCCCCTATTCTCGGTACCATTGGTATCTATGCGGAATCGGATGCAAAGGACAATATTTTAGGAAAGTAAATCGCTAGGTCAGCGGATCGATGCCGCTCGGAGCCACCATATGAAACCCCTCAGCCTAATATTTCCAAGGCTTGAGGGGGTTTCATAGTTTTCCCGCTCGGCGCTTGATAGACGCCGGAATCATGGAAAAGGGCCGTAAAGGGGCCACATTCGCTAGTAGAGACCATGTGGGAGCAGGGCTTGCAGCTCGCCCGCCGCCTTGCTGCTGTCCCTGTTTCGCTCCAAGTAAACGTCTTGCGTCATCGACACCTTGGCATGCCCCAAGTAGTCGGCTATCTCACGCGCGTTCAATCCCTGCTTGTCCAGCATCGTCGCAACGCACTTTCGCAATGAGTGGGATGTGATGCCCGGATATCCCAGCGCGTCCCGCCGCTCCCTCAACGCTCGTTCCACGTTGTTAGGGTCAAGCACTCCCCCGTCTATGTTGGCGAACACGAGACCATAGCCGCCCGTAATCCCTTCCCTTCGACGTTTCAGCAGGCGCATGATGTCGTCAGCCACGGTGATCGTTCGCACCGATGTAGCCGTCTTGCCGCCTTCCTGCAACACTGCGCCTTTGCCATTGATGTATTTGGCGATCCGCTTCATCTCGATACGATTGTGCTCGAAGTCTATGGCGTCCCAGCACAGGCCGCACGCCTCGCCCATCCTGAAACCCGTGCCCGCCATCACCTTGAATATGTCAGCGTACCCGCGCCGGTTCAATACTTCGTCAGCATCCAATGCCTTGACGAACTCCCCCAGCTCTTCAGGCTTCAACGGCCTGCTGCCCGGCTTGCGACCCTTCTCTATGCGCTCCACCGAGGCGACAGGGTTCAAATCAACAGCGCCGTTTGCAGCGGCAAGCGACATCATGCCCGACAACACGCTGCGCACGTTCTTGGCGGCACCGTACCCATGCTCTTCGCGCATGTTTTTGATGTAGTTGCCGAGTCGTTCGGTGGTCGCCTCTCCTATGGCAAGCTCTCCGACGTCCGGCCTGATATGCGCGTCGATAGCTACCTGATATGTTTGCAACGTCCCCCGACTTCGCCCAGCCGCTTTCTTCGCTTCCATGAACTTGTCGGCCAGAGCGCTTAGCCGGAGCGTCGGATTGATGCTTCCGCCGGCGTTCCTATCGACGGTTTTCAACGCCCTTTTAAGGTTGTTGACCGCTTTGCCGCTGCTTGGTCCGATGCGCTTCACTCGTTTGAATTTTCCATTGCTGAACCGGAAACGGCATGACGCCTCGAACTTGCCAGAAGGCAGCTCGCTGACATGGATGTGCCCGTAAGTGCCAATCTCAAGACGTGGCCTGGCCATCAGTCTTTAACCCATTGCGCGGCGGCGAGCATGTTCATGCTCCGCGCCTTCGCTATCCACCGCTGGACAGTTGACAGTGGAGCGCCATTGAGATCCCTCATCCTCATGGCGATGTTCTCGTCCGGGTATCGTTTCGCCAGTTCATCGAATTGCATACCGACGAGAGCATAGAAGCCCGGACCCTTCCTCTTCCCGACTTTCGGCAGCGGTTTCATGGCATCATGGTCGCCCTTGTAATCGGCTAACGCGGACCGTCTGGACGCCGTTATAAGCCCAATATTGAAACGGTTTCCGTATATGCTGCAGATCGTGCTAAGTGGCAGTTTTCGCAGCTCGGCACTGGATACCGCGTGACCGTTTCCCGTGGCGGAGAAGTAGACGGATGTGGCCTCCCACTGCTGGGAAAACAGCTTGTTCTGCAGATGCATGAACACATCCACCGACGTGTCGGGATTATGCAGGTGAATCCAATGGCTGTTGACCCATTGGGCGGCGTGCGGGTATTCCTCGTCGCTGTAGGACCTGAATGTGTTCGCCGCGTCTTCCAGTGTTTTCGTATGGTCTATGCCGTCTTCGACGAATGGCACGTCTTTCCATGGTTCTGGCAACGAGATCTCTTCCATGCAGATAATCGTACAACACGCCACATCGATGTTTTTGCAAGAAATTCGTTTTGTATGCTACTATGTGAGGTATCGGCAAAAACATCAATCTACTAATGGAGGTTAGAGATGAATCAACAAGCCACGGCAACCCGGTTGCTCAACGCGGAGGACATGGCTCAGCGCTACGGCAAGTCCGTTTCAAGTATTTATACGCTGAATTGCTATTCGCCTGAAAGGCTTCCCCCATCAATCAAGATCGGGGCTGCCCTGCGCTGGCGCCTGGAGGACGTGGAACAGTGGGAAAGCGAACAGGTGGGCAGATGAGAACAGCGATTAAACAAAGAGCCGTGCCCGTTGCAGCAGGCACGACCCGAGTTAACGAATCCAAGAACCATCTGAATTCTTCACCCACGATAGCACGTCACCCGCATCTTGAGATGACTCGGGCCATGAGTCGGGCGCGGATTCTCAACGTCCTGTTTGCCGCCGACATGGATGGCGTCATACCGGAGGAAACCGAACGCATGTGTCAGCTCGAAGCCCTGTGCGAGTGGTCGTTGCTGGTGCTCGGACGCCAGATTCACACGCAGGCGGATCGCAACCGGTTCAACCATTCCTACGCCCTTGTCTGAGGGGAGGCCGCATGACCAACGCGAATCTTGATGAATCACTGAGGGCCGCGACAGCCGCCGCGCAAGCGCTGGACCATAGCATGAAGGTCGCCGTCAACGCCCCTGATAAGACCCCCGATCAGAAAGTGTCTATAGTGTCTAAGCCGTCTAAACCGTCTGAGGTCGGCAACCTGATCTACGGCGTTCTGAGAAGGTTCATCGGGGCTTCACGGGACTACCTCATGCTGCTCGTGGTATGGCTGCTGCACACATGGACGTATCGGCTGCTGGTGACCACGCCCCGTCTGCTGGTCACTTCGATCCTGCCGTCATCCGGTAAGAGCACGCTGATGGACTGGCTATATCATCTGTGCTATCAGCCGATCGCCATGTCGTCGGTGTCCTCGCCGGCATTGCTGTCGAGGGCGGCGGCGGACGGCGGCACGCTGCTGATCGACGAGGCAGACAGGACGCTGCGCAAGGACAGCCCC